ACCCCATCCAGCTTTCGCAGCTAGCTTACGCTAGTTTGTAAGAGTGTAGATTGATATCCTTTTGTAACCGGCGGACCCCGGAAAGACCATCTCCGAGGCCGGCCGATCCACTACCTGCCCATGGGCGCGTTTAAGCGTTGCATGGGCCATATCCTCCGGGCTTTCGCCATGGAGGTATATAGAGTAGGCAGGCAAGACACCGTCCCCCGGAAGTAACTTCCGGCGGTCACGCCGAGATTTGCGCGTGAAGGTGTCAAAAAGATAACCGCTGTACCCGATTTCACGTTTGTGGGGCCTCGGATGCCAGTCACCTAACAGGTGACCGTCTCCGAAGCCATCGGGGCCAAATATGCGATGGGCCGGATGGATCCGATAAAGGACCACGTCCGACATCACATACTGGTGCGTGCGAACATAGAAGTTATGCAGCACGAACAGCGACGACCCGCTAACACGAGTTTTGTGGTAGCAAGGTCTAATATCAAAACCCCGAAAGTAATCTGCTCCGCAAGATTCGCGGAAACACCCTGTGGTGAACGACTTCTCTCGGTTAAGAGAAAAGCCGGCCGCTGCTAAGACCCTCGAAACCAACTCAACCTTGTGGGTGGGACATATTATGTCGTCCCCATAGATTGAGAAAGTCTCACCTGGATCGCAGCACGCCTTAACGAGCCCCCAAAATATCAAGGACTCCAAGGCGAAGGTGTACCCGTTGCCCATGGAAGAGAACTTTTCAAGTTTGATGTTATCGCCCTTGTAGGTTACAATCCCAGAACGAAACCTTGCTAAAAACAAGGCCCAGTCAATCGGAAGGAGGTGAAACACCAACTCCAAACTAACTGTATCGGATGCAGAACTTAGGTCCAGGGTCGCTAAGGCACCGGTTAACGACCCTTCGAGGGCCAGACGCTGGTTAAGCGACTGGTCTCTGAGGTCGACCCCGAACGCTCGCAAACGGTCCGCTATATACCCACCAATACCGAGTTGCACCATCCCATTAAGGGATGGTTCGGTAACGATGGAGCGATCCGTCTTTGCGTTCTTCGGGACGAAGCCTAGTTTACCAGGTTCAACAAGAACCTCAACTAGGGGGTTGCTATCCGCATCCTCAAGTGGCAAGCCACCCAAGAAGTTGGACCACAACGGCATCTCGGCTAATACGTCAGAGACGTACGGGACGAGATCTTCGCTACATGCGACGGGAGTGCTCAGCTTACTTCTGGCTGATGCCTCGCGCCGTTTGGTACGTGTAGTGGCTCCAGGACCGAAACGAAGGCGGAGTTGATTAAGCTCCGGAACATCGCACAGCACGCGTTGGATGTTTTTTGCGGCGCGGTAAAATACCGCTTCCACATCGGGGGGAAATTGAAAATCCCCTCGAGTCCAGGCGCGCAAAGCTATGTTCGTCTCGCGACACTTCGCTTCTGCTTCGACGAACTTGTCGAATGCCCTTTGCGCTCGATCGAAGCCCAAATCGAGAAACTCGCTCTTAGCGAAAAACGCCAGAGCTTGTCTTTCATTGGCAACTTCGAGAACAGAACGCGTAGGATCATAGTTAACCTCATGGTCTAAGATTTGACGAAGAACATCCGTCGGGTCCCGACCGCGTTGCAAGCGGTCCGATAACTCGGACACCAAAGCGAGCAACGCTGGGTTATTAGACAAGTTAGCGTGTTGGAGAGAGAACTCCGTTAGGATCCTCAACGAATCTTCTTTCGAATACTCGTCCGTCCACGAACTTAATAGGTTCATAATACTCCTTTCTAAAAAAATGAGTAGAGTGGGTCCCCTTCGGGCGAAAGCCCGATTAAAGAGGGCTGTTACGCCGGCGCGATAAGCAGATCAAAAAGCTCTGCAACCGGGCCAGTTGTAACAGGGACAACAGAAGTAGCAACACCGTTCATGATATTGTTGGCCAGTTGGCGCACTAAGCGCCTTCCGGTAACAGTATCACGTTCGCTGAAGTACCCCGTAGTCACTACGGTGTCTACGTACGCCACTTTAGGTGGCGCAGTATAACCGGACGAGTTTTGATTCGTGATGGCTTCCATAACAGGAATTTCCACACGTGATTGCACTCGGTAAATACCCGACTTTTGACGCTGCATGGACATAAAAACTTTGCCCTGAGCCGCGTCTGGGACGGAAACATTCGCTTCCTTCCAATTAGCAAGGATCGTCCCGTCTGTTTGACGGATGACGGACCCTGCCTTGAAAGTATGCGATACCGGAGTTGCTGCGCCATCAAAGGCGATAATGTCTGCAATAGCTGACATCTTATTCTCCACTTTACAGCGTAGGTTGGAAGGCTACGTGGCTCGAATACGAGCGTGATTACCACCCACAGGATTGTGAGCAGGTCACCGCTTCTTCACGTTACCAAATGAAGAGACGATGTCGTTCTTAACACCGTTCAAGAGGGCTATAGAGTTCGCCGCATGAATCCAAGTCGCAACCTTGTTAAGAGGTTTAAAACTCGGAGGCGGCACGCTAAGTGTCGTGCTGACAACCCTATTAAGGTTGAAAACCGACGAAGAATTAGCTAAACTCCCCCTGATGTTATCCCACGCAGTTTGACCCGGCCTCAACCTGAGACCGTTACATCCTGCAGCGCTCGTTTCCGTTTCGACGAAGGTTCCGATTAAAGAACTTGCGTCGCCGCGGGCGTGAAGCCAATCGCCGATAGGAATCGCCCAGTCAACTACAAATGACCAGGGTAATAACTCCCAGGCGAGATTTAAGGGATTATTCAGACCGAGCTGGTATATAAGGCTCGGTTTCTCTTTGAAAATGGCTAAGACCTGATAACGATCCCAGCAATACCACGAATCCCAGATGACATCCGTAGACCCCGTACCTAACGGCAGGGGCTTATTGATCTTTTTCCGGGACCGGAGCTTCCAAGAGAAGGGATCTTGTAGGAGATTCGACAAGAAGATACCCGAATCGTGCATATCCTGCACGAGGGGCATCCAACCATATCGTAACTCCAACCAAGCCTGCGACATCGCCGCGTCTGTTTTCACAGGACGGTTAGTCGGACCTATCTTACCAGATAGGAACTTGGCGGCTTCTACTAAGTTGCCACGCCGCGTCTGCTGTAAAGCTGATGCGATACGTGAAGCAGCGTTCGTGATAGTCCTAAGACTCTGGTGTCCTGTCCCAATAAAGACAGAAGCATCAAAGTCAGAACCACCCCTCAGCTGACTCGTTAGCTCTTTGATAACGGAAATTTTGACATTTGCCGTTATCGCCGATGCCGTGAGCACAGCCGTGCTGGATCGGAAACCGAACCAGTTAGTAGCAGGGGGGAAGCCTTTCTGATGTAGCTCGTAAATCGGAGAGCGATTCACCTCGACATGCATCACATACGAATGGGGGTCCTTTTCCCGCGCTCGCTTCGTTGGTCGGTTTTTAGGCCGGACGAGACGAAAACGCTGGACACGAACCCACTTCTTCAAGTGTGAATCATAACCCCAAGACCAATAATACTCGCGAGAGTACACTGGTTTGGGGGGACGCGTTGACTTATTGGTAGTACTATTACCCCCGTTCCAACTTTTGAAAAAATAAAAGTCGGAACTGAGGGCGCCAATAGTGCGTGTCCCTGTAGTCATGATGGCAGTCGAGTCTTGGGATCAGCCCAACGGGCTGAATCCTGGAGCATGCGAAGACCACATTGGTGACCGTGTATAAAAAAAGCTAGAAGAATGGGTATAACAAAGAAAGCCCATACTCCTAGTAAATACACGGCTACCGTAGTCATCGTACACTCCTTTAGAGAGAAGAGGGTAATACCTCACTCCTTGAGCGTTAACACGCTCAGAAAGAGACCCGTAAGGG